TAAACAACGCCACGGTATTAAACGAAGGCTCAGATGACTTTGATACAAGGATTGAAAGCGACGGAAACGCCAACATGGTTTTCGTAGATGCGTCAACCGACCGCGTGGGCATTGGAACAAACACGCCTTCAAAGACCCTTGACGTAAATGGTGAGGTTAAAATTGCAACGGTTACGGCAACGCCTACGGCTTTACTTGGTAAGGATGGAAGTAATGTTGTGGGCGAGGTAGCGCTTGGTACAGGAATGTCTGTTAGTGGTGGTATATTAAGCGTTCAAGCTGCTGGGGCTTCTGCAACAGGGTTAGTTACATCATTTGGTTCTCAAATATTTGGTGGAAATAAAACATTTAACGGAACGGTTACTCTAAATGATGAGTTAAATTTATCCTCAGGATATTTAAAAAGAGGTTATTTGTCAAGTACAAGTACATCTATAACCGTAGGTGACAATGATACATGGTTAAATATTCATCAAGATGCCCAAGTTACGATTACATTACCATTAGCCTCTTCATATACTGGTAGGGAACTAATCATCAAACAAACAGGCAGTGGCGTTGTAACATCAGCATCATCAAATATTATTGGATTTACGACCGCTTTTAATGGCAGTACACAAACGGCAATTATTAATCCAGCTAATTATCGATTTGCAACACTTGTAAGCGATGGCACAAATTGGGTTATAATGCAAAGAAATAATTAAAATAAACAAAAACATGAAAAAAATATTAATCTTTTTATTCTTGATTCCTTCTTTTGCCATTGCTCAGGATACGGTTATCATTTCCAAAATCTTTGCAGATGATACCCTTTGGAGCGTCAAAAAGGTGTACGCTAATCAAGATGTTCAAATTAAATTGTTTGAAGATTCTTTAGCGATTTATTATTACATTTTAAACGATGTCGTGGATGAGGCAAGGAAAATGACCGATGCTTTTAATATTTACGAAAACCGCAACAAGTTTATAAATGGTTTATTTAAACTTGATAAAAACATGGTTAACGATAAAGTTGAAAGCGCTTTTAATTACCTTTCTAATTTATACGCCTCATTCTGGACAGGCAATTACAACGCCATTGCCAATGGTACAAAGGTACTTGCTGGGGCTGAGATATTTTTTAACAAGAACAATGAGTTAAGAATAAAGATAGGCGAAAGTATAAACAAGCCTTTTATCGCCATTGCCGATACCTATGGCATAATTGTAAATTACCCAAACACGGGCGACAGATTTGTGATTTACAAAACAACAGACAAGTCTTTTAAGGATTTGGATAATAAATTAATTATTAGGAAACAAAAGCAAATCAACCGATGAAGGCTATAATTTATAACATCTTTAAACTTGGCTACGACGGCATTATTTATTCCATTTGTTGCGGGGTGCTTTTCTCGTTTTTCCTACCCATCAAACATTTTTTGATTTTTACAATCTTCGTTGTTTTTGCAGACACAGTGACGGGTATCATGGCGGCAAAGAAAAGGAATGAGCCAATAACAAGCAAAGGTTTATACCGCACTTCGCAAAAGGTGGTTGTTTACTTTGTCGGCATTATGATTTTTCACGGGGCAAGTGTTACTTTTGGTTTACCTTCACAAATAGTTTACTCAGTTAGTTTCTTGATATCATTTACAGAACTTTACAGTATTTCAGAAAACATCAAGTCAATCACTGGCGTTAATTTGGCGACAACAATTCTTAAATTTTTTAAACGTTAAAATAAATAATATGCAGACTAATTTAAAAGATGCCTTAAAAAGCGCAGACACAATAAAGTCACCATTGGGCGACGTGGCTTGTTACTCAATGAACTTTGCGGAACTTGCAAGTGAAATCAATGTACATCTTGAGGGTAACAAAGTGAAATTTACTTGGCGCGAATACATTCAACTTGCTCAAATCATTTGGGACAAGATTAAGGAGACAAGCCGCGAATGTGCTGGGAAAGAGATTTCGGTTAATTTACCACCCAAATTATCATTGGTAAGCGCAGCATTTTCCCTTATAGGGTTTAAGTTATAGGCGCAGACAGAATCGCTACCTTATGCACCTGAGAAGGGGGTCTATTGATTTAGACTCCCTTTAAAAATATATAAATATGAAAGCAAATAAATTTTGTGTATTCCTTGATGCTGGTCACGGCGGCATAGACGATAAAAAGAAATTACCTTACAATTATACGACGTATCCTTCAAAATGCTTCCAGCATAACAACTTAATGTTTCATGGCTACGGTTGGTTTTTTGAAGGCGTCTTTAATCGGGAAGTCGCTGCAAAGATTGAGCAGTATTTAAAGGACTGGGGAATGTCGGTTATTAATGTGTATGACCCTGTCATTGATATTAGCCTTACCAAGCGCGTAGCAAAGGCAAACATGAACGCTCAAAATTATGAGGCTTCTATGTACCTAAGTATTCACGGCAACGCGGCAACGCCAACGGCAAGGGGCTTTGAGGTGTTCACATCTAAGGGGCAAACAAAGTCAGATATTTACGCCGAGTTCCTTTTTAATGAGGTTAAAGAGGCTTTCCCAAAATGGGTTTATAGAATGGATACTATTGACAATGACCCAGACAAAGAAGCTAATTTCTTTGTCCTGAGTCAAACAAATATGCCAGCCGTTCTGTCTGAAAACGGGTTCTTTACCAATTACAAAGACGCGTTGATGATGTTCGACCCAGTCTTTCAAAACACATTGGCGCTTTGTCATGCACGTGCGGTGGTTGATTATGCAAAGACTCAAGGGGTTATGTTTTAAAATAAAAAGGGTTGACGCAACTGCCAACCCCGATTTCACCACAAATTAACTATGAACAAACGTAATCGATTTCTTAATTTATAATTTGATTTATAATTTTCAAAGATAAATTTGTGACCGCGTCCCCGTCCGTGCTTTTATACATACGATATGCTATTGTAAGCATTCGACCTTTGTCCATTGCCATCATTGGCGGGTTTAAGTCTGGAAGCAAAGGTTCAAGATAAAATTTAAGTAATGCTATTTTACTATTTAAACCATCTGAATATCTAATCGGTTTCGGGTAGCTTTTAGCAATCATTTCAATTTCCTTCCAAGTGCTGATTTCAATCCCATCAATTAATTCATTATTTCTTTTCATGTTTTTGGTAATTTTTAGCCTGTAAAGCAAGAGAAAAACAGTCTATTTCGTCCTGACTTATTTTGGCAGTTTTAAAATTTGGTTCAAACTTATAACCTTCGCTTTGGAAGATTTTCATAAATATTTCCTTTCCCCATTTCTTCCCTTTTTGCTCAGGGCTTATGTTGTAACCCTCGTACCCGTTTTCTTTTATCCATTCATACGCAATACGGGAAGCACCTTGATTCATGCCCACATTTCGGGACATACGGGAAAGGATAGCGCGGTTAATGGATGAATTAAAGGTTACGTTTTGCAGACTGGAATCTTCAACCAGTACGACAGGACGTTCGTATTGTGCCCACTTTGGAACATCAAGGATAAAATCCACGAACCTTTTATATTTCGTGAATTTTACCTCTTTGTTTGATTGAATAATGCAAGCCGCCATTCCGTTTATTCTAATCGCTGGGTCAACCCCGATGTATGTCCTCAAAGTGTTATCGTTTGAAACGAAGTTACATAACCCTTACTTTCTTTTGGTGCATCTTCCGTGACTTTTTTTGCAGCGACCCTTCTTTTTCTTCTTTTGATTACTTTTGGCTCAACTAAACCGTATGCCTCAACCCCTTTGTTAACAAAGTTTATTTCAAGTAGGTAGCCAAAACATACGATTGTTCCTACGAAAAAAAACATAGTAATAAATTCCGCGCCAGAATACTTTTCCATCAACCCGAAGAAAACTTCGATTAAGGCTATTACCGTTGCGCCTAAGGCTATTTTAGGTGGATAAGGGCTTCTTCCCTTAGTAGGGTTTAGAAAGTCCATGAAAACGACTGCAAATCGTCCAAGTTGTAAAATGGTGGAAGCGGTGATTGCAATCCAAAAGTTAATCGGTAAAAAAATGGCAGTCAAATAAGCATTAACCCCATAGGTTAATACTATTGTCAAAAGCATGATTGTTGGAATGTTGTCGCTAATGCTTTCAAAAGTCCATTTAAACTGAGTGTTGGTGAAATTCTTTTCCATTTGTTTTGTTTTTTAAGTGGTGAAATATCGTTTGTTTGTTTCGATATGTAAATATATAAATAAATATTTAAACAAAAAAATATTTACACAAATAAATGAAAAATAATTTAAAAAACATCGTATTCTTTCTTTAAAGGGAAATTATCCCGTTTGATTTGCCAGTATTCAGCCATCAATGAAGCACGGAACTTGTAATCCCTATCGGTGTGATAACCTGATTTATAAACACATTTGCAAATTGATTCGTACAACTTAATCCCCTTAATCCTGTAATTTGCCTTTTTACAAGCCGCGTATCTTCCTGAGTTAAGAACACCAGCCCAAAGGTTCATACCTTCTTCCGTGGTTTCCGCGCTCATAAATTTAGCTTTAATGTATTTATTTCGTCCGTTAATAACCTCCCTTGTTTTATAGGTTACTGACTGTTTACCTTTTAAAGCCTTAACCCCTCCAGCATTTGCGTGCTTGCGCCAAAGTTCTGTTTCAACGCCTTGACTGGTTGCCTCGATGATGAAAAAGGAATAAATCATTGACACGGGAAAATCTGTTAGTATGTGGACGTTCATTAACATTGATTCATAACAGTAAGCAAGGTATATTCGACGAAGCTTCGCCCTGTCAACTTTTGCAAGGTTTCGAAAACCGCGACCTTCCAGCGTTTGCCTAAGTTGTAACCCTGATAACTTGCGCACCTCGTAACCGTAGGAACGTGACCCGTAGGCGCTTTCGTCAATGGCTTTATCCTCAGCCTTCGCGGGAAAGGTCAGGGTCGTTATTTTATGGACATAAACCGTGTCTCGTTCAATAACAGGCACAAAAGATGTGTACTGGTAGCTTGTATTTATTGGGGAATAAATCAACCCAACAATAAAGGCAATGCCAACCCCTCCAGCAATCTGGAAGGGAAGGCGTTTGTTTTGCGGAACGTAAGTTTCTATTATTGGCTCTTTCATGATTATTGCATTACTGGTTCAGCGTAAAAGTGTCCGCCATCGTACTCAATCGTTTCGTCATTGGCATCTGCAATAACATTGCCGTCGCAGTCTCGGATAAGTCCACCCCATGTAAACTCATCCTCAGGGAAATAATCTTCATTGCGCATCTTTGAATAAACTTGTTCAACAGCGTGGCGCTTTGAGTAAGCCTCAACTTCTTCGCATAAATCTTGATACCTTTTGGCGTTGCCAAAGTACATTACTGTAAAAATTTGCTTTTCCATTTTGGTTGTTTTTAAAAAGTGATAAAATCTAAATTCCTTTCGGTTCGTAAATTTAATTTAAATTATTTACATAAAAAAATATTTACAAAATTATTTATAAAAAAAAATCCCGTACCAATGAGATACGGGACAAAATCAACCAAATGATGCAATACTTATTTCTTTATCTGCAACCTCTATACCCAGTTCTTTAAACTTTTTTATCGCATCTTCAACCGTTTCTGCGTCGGTGATAATTCTCCCGCTCTTCCATTTGATTTCGTATTTCATCAGTACCATTTTTTTACAATGTCAACAATGAAATAAATGGCAAAAGCCAAAGTTAGGATACCTCCAGCCGCAACAAAGATACTTGCGGCGTTCCTGATTAATTTTTCTCTTTCTCGTTCTGTAAGCATTTTTTTTCTTTTTGTTTTTGACGGTACGCCTTCGCGTATGCCCTAATTTTATCAATGTTTTTCAAATACTGTTCGCGGTTTGCCTCTTTTCTTTTTGCCTTTTCCTCAGGCGTCTTATCGTGGTATTTTTGTTTCTTTTGTTCCAGATTTTTAATTCGTCGTTTTTCCTTTTGGTATCGGGAAAGGTTCTTGTAATAATTTCTCATGTATTCGTTTCGCTTTGCTCTTTGTTCGTCGGTCATGGCTGGTTAATTAAATGAGTGTAAAAAACTTTTATAATTCTCGCTTATCTCTTTGCACGTTTGCTCAATTAAAACAATGCCTTTTAATAAG